TCGCGTTCCTCTGGAGTAGTTTTATTGGTAAGGATACCATACACTGTAACTCCAATAATGAACACTATAAAAATGAATAACATTAGACTTCAATTCCTGTGACTTGCTTGAGATATTGTGTTGCAACGTTCTTGCTGGTTTCAGTCGCACCAACAATGATTGTGTCAGAGATTACGACGTTGTTATCAGGAGCTGACATCATCCATGGCATCATCGCAAAACCTTGAGGTCCCATGCCAACTGTACGGGGCTTCAATAGTTCGGTAACACCGCCTTCTTGCTTGACACGCGAGATCAGTTCTTCGCCTGACATCAGCTTAATCGTATATACTTTATTCTGTTCCATATTCTACCTTATCTCGTAACGTTGCATTGTGCCTTTCCAGACTTTTACTCCACAACCATCATATTCCCATTCACGCAAATCAGGATCGAGTTCTTTCATACTTGGATTTGGAGTATCATAGTCTACTTCGTGCACATACTTAAATTTCTGTTCTTCTGACCAATCTTTGAGATAGGCATTATCCTCGTCGAATAGACGAAGATATTCCGCATCGTCAATCACACGAGCAGAAGTGATCGTCTCGTCAAGATGTAATTGACTGAACTCTTCGGCTTCTCTCGTCGTCACAACGTCTTTGGCATGTTCTGCGCTCTCACATTCGATAACGTATCGCATGCGAAAGAAGTCAACGGTCTCAACAAGATACTTAGGCATCGTCTTTCAATCCCATTTCTTTCAGCTGATCAGGAGTCGAGTACCACTTGAGTACAACCTCGAGTGCATCGATACGCTTTTGGATCTCGGCGTCGTCGGCTTCTTGATCGCCCCAGACAAAGATGTGATGATTTGCTCCAAGATCTCGTTTCAAAGTTTCCCATGTATTACGTAACTGTTCAACAACGATATTGTCAACTGTTTCCAATTCAAGTTCTACAGAAATTTTACTCATTAATATTTACCTTCCTATAACGATTTACAGTTCCATCTGCTTCTTCAACCATGATCTCGTCGAGGTTTTTGTTCTCGGCAAAGATACGTTGCTCGTGATCGGCAACAATACGCCCTGCTTCACGAAGCTTACGCAATACAGCATTTGCAACACCGATATTATTTCTTCCTGTATCGAGAGCATCGCTGACAGCTTGCGCGCAATCAAAATACAAGTCGCTGTCTAAAGACCACGAATGATCAGTCGCATTCGTAAAGTCACCTACGCGCCGAAGATAATCTTGGCCGCCATCGACTGATATCGCTCCGCACGTACATGTGACAAAATCATGACGATGTTTAGAGAAAATAAAGTCTCCACAACTTAAACATGTCGCTGCATTCTGAACAATCATGCTATAAGCCTTTCGTGTACTTGTTTAATGTGTTTGCAATGTCCGTGCGATGTAAAACCCATACATTCACAAATCCAGCCATCGGCCGTCATCGTGGTGAGATAGGTAGTGCCCATACAATTTGTATATGGCCATTGAAAACCCACCAAGAAGTGATCCTCATTAAAGTTGATACCGTCAAGTTTAAGCGGCTTGCGATACCACTTAGACTTTCGTGGGCGAGATGTTTTTGCACGATCAATCATAGGTCCACCTTACTACAAAAAACTAATTTTGTAAACCCCCTAAAGCGAGAAGAATCAAAATAATAAAAAGAAATCCATAAAGAGCGAATTTAAAAAAATGCTTGGCGACCTTAAGTCCGATCCAAAGAAAGAGACCTAAGATCGCCAAGAACGGCAACGATGAGAGGAGGAACACGATGCTCAACCGCGTCTCTTACCAGTTGCCGGATCGGCCGCTTCAGACTTGGAAAGGACAACAAGTCCGCCTTTGTTATAGGCTTGGCCGATGATATAGTTGCCGCTGACGGCAAGCTTTTCTTTCTCGTAAGAGGAATCCTTCGTATAGTGTACACCGATCTCATTCTGAGAAGGATACTTCTGACGATGGTCAGATACATTGTAATCAGGCATCGGTGTGCCACGAAGCTTTGGCTTGTAGTTACCAGCACGATACTCTTGATATTCTTCGAACGTCTTTGGCTTGACACCAATGCGCTTGCAAAACTTACAGTCTTCGAGCCAAGCCAAACCAATTTTGGTATACTTGGACGTCGTCATTTTGGACTTACGCTTGCCATGATGAGTGGTCGTGTAAGCCGGACCAAGAAGATGCATTGTCATAATAAAACTCCAAAAATATGGTTGAAGCGACTAATCCACCTAGGGAATTTACAGGGATCGAGCCCAACCCAATTTACGAAAGATCACTCGTAGTCGCTTCAACCATTATCAGCTTACACTGATTTCGATTAATTGTACATGCTTATTTTACTCTTCTTCTTCGCGCTTTCCAGTAGCAAATTCAACCAGGGCAACAGCCAGATCCAAAGCTTGTTCTTTAGTCAGAGACAGGTAAGGAGTGCTAAAACCACCTGGAGGAGTCACTTGCAGACATCTACCATTTGATGCTCCGCCGTAGTAGCGAGTTAGCATAACTTCACCGTTGATGGATTCAGTACCTTTGAGTTGTGTAGACATCTTTAATCTCCTTAGCTTAAAATTACATTGCTGCCACTTTATTCATGATCGCCAAGACTTCCTCAGCAGACTGCCAACCGATAACATCATCATTATCACTCAGCTTGATCCACTCGCCATCAGCATCCCAGGCAGCCACTTCGACAGAGCTAAAGCCATCTTCCATAGTACCATTGCTATAAGTGCCGTCACCCATAGCCACAGAGACACTATAGCCATTCGCGAACGTCATAGCGAAGCTACCGCTAGCTTTGTTAGCAAACTTATTCATTCGAACGTTAAACATTTTCAATCTCCTTAGCTTATTATTCATATTACCAAAGTTTTGATAAAATGTACATGCTTATTTTAGCTGTGCATCTGAATTTCTTTGAGGTAAGGAGAGATCGATTTGGCAGAATACTGAATGCCTTCGATCTCAAAGAACCAACGCCCGCTTACGGGGCCAGTTTTTTCCCAGCGAATCTTCATAGCTTCACCGTCGCGGAAGCGGCTAAGGCCCCATGTCCACTTGCGACCAGTTCTATGCTCGAAAGAGCCACCGCAAAGATTCGTAATCATATTTTCGTCCTTCATCATTATAGGTCCACCTTACCAAAGTTTTGATAAAATGTACATGCTTATTTTCAAAAAAGACAAAAAAATGGGCGGCCCGAAAGCCGCCCATCATGCGTGTAGCAGGAGGAACCCCACCTGTGATCCTGCCTATTCCAGTCGTCAATTAAGACACTTGCCTCTTACACAGTTAAAACTGTATATCCACGCACCACATAGTGTACAACTATTTATACAAGTTATTCAGTTAATTCTAAAGTTTTTTCACGTTCGGCTAAAAAAAATGCTGGAGTCGATCCGTCAAAGCCTCCACCAAAGTTCAGATGACGAACCATTTCCTTGGCTTTTGCCATACACACACTCTTGATTATAATCTGATCCGTCTTTGTCTCAACGATATTAGCGGCCATTTCTCCAAATCCTCCGCTGGCATTTACGATCTTGTAGTTAACCATCAATCTTCTCCCATTTAAAACCAAAACAAAGTTCTTGCATTTTGCGATGAAACCAATTGGGTTCATTGCCTTCTTCTACCATCCACGTCACATTTTTCAATACCTTACATTTCCAAGTGTACCTTGGATTTTTAACGGTATTGATTATCCAATCTTGTCTCAGATTGCTTATCATTTAAAACCTGCAAATTTAATTTTCTCAAACTTACTGACAGGTTTCGATTCATTTTCCATTCGATAACCAGAAGCGGAGTTGTCGAAGACTGGTCGATCTTCGTCTTGCACAACATCGACTTGAGCTGAAGCCTCTACATTATACAGACGCATCTTTGAATAGTCGACACCGATCACAAAGCGTTTATGTACCGATGGATCACCATAACGATTCTTCAACTGTTTGACCATGATCTGATTGAGCTGACGTAGCTCTTCACTCGTAATCAAGGCAAACATAAAGTCGGCTGTTGCTGGCAGACCGAACGATTCAGATGTATCTTCCAGGCCAACATCAGAGTTGCTGAAACCAGAACGATTAGTCTGAGTAGCAGAAACTATCGGGACGTTGAACTCGACGGCCAGACCTCTTAGCTCTTCGGCGATCGCCTTGATGTAAGTGTACGAGTTCACGTTCGACCCCGGCTTGATCCTCGACGACGCACAGATGTTCAGGTAATCGATATAGATAATGTCGGGGATAAAGTTCTTCTTGATCTTCAATTCGTTCAAGAGATGTCGAAAGTTTGCGGATCCTGCGCATGCTGTTGGATACTCCTTGACAATGAGCTTGCCTTTTGCTCGTTCCTTGACTTTACCTACCAACTTGTAGTAGATGGCTTGTGGTAGATCCTTCAGATCGTCGAGTGTGACACCGAGGAGATTAGCATCGATACGTTCAGCGATACGTTCTTCAGCCATTTCCAAAGTGATATACAAGACATTCTGACCTGACATCAGGTTTTGAGCCGCATTGTGACACATGAACAATGACTTACCGACACCAGTACCAGCAAGAGCGATGTTCAGAGTCTTACGAGGCAGACCGCCTTGAGTGATCTTGTTAAAGTAGTCAATATCAAAACTAATACGGACTTCTTTTCGATGATAAAACTCATAACGTTCTGGTGCATCATTCAAGAAGTCATGGCCGATATGGCTATCGAAAGAAACACCGAGTGCATCAGTCAAGATCTGAGGAATGGATCCAACTGATATGCTGTCTTTCTTGCTGTCGTCTACTAACTGAATAGACTTCATCAAAGCATTATACAATGCCTTGTCTTTGCAAAACTTCTCGGTATTATCTACGAGCCATGCCACATCACGGTCTTCAGACTTATCAAGTCCAGAGACAACTTCTTTGGCAAGCTTGAACTGATCATCAGACAAACCGCCGACATCGTTGAGATCAATCTCGACGGCAGATTTTGTAGGAAAGTTGTTATACTTTCCCACAAATTCATGAATGATAGAGAAAATCTTACGATCTACGATGTCGGTAAAATACTCTTCCTTCAGAAATGGAATGACTTTCCGACC